TATAAATCAAATGGGATTCAAAGAGGCGCAACATTTCCGTATGCAGTATACAGATATGAACTTCAAGGAGAAAGAGAAAGATTTTTCTTTGTGCAGCCTGGCGCAAGTATTTTGAATTTTATTATTCCTAGATATACACCAGTTAAAGCAATGGATTTTCTAGCTGCTAAATCTTATCAACCAGAAACAGCATCACATACTTTTAGATTTTTTGAAAATTGGATTGGTTATTATTTTGTTACTGACGAGTTTTTCTTTGAAAGAGCAAAACAAAATAAATCTGCTATTCAGTTATTTTATTCTCCAACTGCTTCATCAGATTATACTGATACTGAGTCACAAATCGGAAGAATTGACAGTCTTTCTAATCCTGAAAGAGGTCTAAATACTGGGAAAGATATATTTAGTGGAAAATATATGGCAGACGTGTTTGAAATTGATCTGCTTAAAAGAACAACTCGTATAGAAAAATTTGATTATTTAAAAGACGGTACTAAGTTCGTAGACGCAACTGGTAATACTAGAAAATTATCTAGTATGCCACATACTGAGCAGTTTATTAAAGATACATTCACGGAAGAAAATTCGCATAGATATATAATTGTAAGAGATTATCAAAGCGCAGAAGATTTGCCTTCAACGTTAAAAGCTGAAACTCATTATGCTGAAATAGCATTAAAAAGAGACTCGTACCGCGGTCATTTAATGGATATGGTTGTTAATGCAGAATTAAGAGGTCGTGCAGATATTACTCCAGGAAGAATTATAGATTTAAGCATATCTGCATCCGGAGGTAATTCGGCAGAAAAACACAACCAATTAGCAGGCAAATATTTAGTATATGGAACTAGACATGCCTTTGTAAATTTTGAATTGAAAACTTCTTTAACATTAGTTAAATACGATTGGAGTACAACATAATGGAAGCTGGAATTGGTATTGCAAATCCTTTATTTTTTATAGGCGTGGTTGAAAATTGTATCGATCCTCGTAATGAAGGACGTGTTCAAGTTCGAGCATTTAGTGTGCACGGAACTCTAGAAGAAATTCCAACAGAGCATCTACCTTGGGCTATTTGTATGAAAGGTGATTATACACCAAATGGCCAAATGATACCGGAGCTAAATGATTTTGTTTTTGGTGTTTTCTTAGATGGAAGGGATGCTCAAACTCCTATGATAATGGGATTAATTCCTACTCAATTTGCTGAAGCACCAAACCCTGAGAAAAACGGGTGGGGCACGAAAGTTGGCACTCACCATTCTAGCGAAGATAGACTTGCTAATGGCTCAAAACCACAAAATTTTGGCCAACCTCAACAAGACAGACTTGTCCGCGGTGAAAATATTGAAGAAACTTATGTTATGGAACAATCAGTGGCTGCGATAGATGTTGAAAAGGTTGCTGAGGGTGCTGTTGCTTGGAAAGAACCACAGCCAGCGTACGCTGCTCAATATCCATTTAATAAAGTTTGGAAAACGTCAGAGCACGTTATTGAATTAGACGACACTAAAAACAACGAGCGTATTATGATTTGGCATAAAGCTGGGTCCTATATACAAATTGACTCTAATGGTAGTATGACCACCAGATCTACTGGAGATAAGTTTGATGTTAATAAAACCGGTCAACATGTTTATATCGGCGGACAATCTAATGTGACCATTATGGGTCACACATATATGTATCACGACGGAAATGTTACACAAGAGATTAACGGTGATTATAAACAAATTATTCACGGTAACCATTATGTCGGTGTTGGAGGGCAAGGTAACTTCAATATTAGCGACTCTCTGCAAATAAAATCAAACGATATGATGTTAGATGCTCATAATGGTACGATGGGTATATACGCAAAGGATACTCTTAATATTCAGTCTAAATTAGATATGAATTTAAAAGCAAATAAAACATGGATTGATGCGGCTGCCGATCTTAACGTTTGGGCCGATAATCTTTATATGACTGGCGAAAGCGATGCCAACCTTTATGGTGCAGCAAATGTTCAAATTGGAGGAGGAGCAGAGGGCCAAGTTAGTATTTCTGCTGCTACAGTTGCAATAGACGATGTAGTCACTATGGCAAACGGCGAGGCAGACTCTGCTACAGGCGGAGAGCAAGGCGTGGGTGCCGCTAGAACAGAATTACCTGAGCCTCCAGCTAAATCGACGGCAACGACCGCAGATAAAAGAACAACGGAGCCGGTTACTTCAGCTGGTATTACAAGCGTTGATGAAGGAGTAATTGTCTAATGTCAAAATGTCCTGATCTTGATTTTAATACAAATTTTAGAACTACAAACACTGTATCCTTATTTAATACTGGAGCTACGGGATCTTATACGAATGCGAATGGTACTTGGTCTTTAGATCAAGTAGCTGTTATTGAAAATCAGTTTTTAAATAATATAGTAACTAAACTTGATAGTAATGAGCTTATTGATGCGGTTGCTGAGTTCGGTGACAAAGAATTTTATGGATCGGTAAATAATTTAAATAATGCATTTAGTACTAATATTAATATAAAAGAATCAGTAACTAATTCAGATGGAACAGCTAGAGAAGGTTACGAGGTAGTTTTTGGTATTATTGAAAAAGGAAGAAAAATAACACCTTTTGAAATGGCTTTGTTTATGAAAGATTATTATTATGATCCTACTAGCGTTAATAATGCAATAAATGGGAATAATACAGACAGCTTTTTATCAAGCTTAAATGACTTTTATAACGGAAGCTTTTTAAATAGTATTATGGGCGGTTTCTGTAGTGCGTTGCCAAACATATTTGGTGTTTTTGCTTTATTTGATGAGATACAAAAAGTTGCTGGTAAAGCATTAGCTATTCTATCTAAAATTAAAAACTTTGAAAATCCTTTAAAAGCTTTTTTTGATGCTTTAAAAGTTGAAGCCTTAATTACTAAAATTAAAGATCAGATTACTAAGGTTATTGATAAAACAATTAATAAAGTTAAAAAAATGGTTGAAAACTTTAGCTTAGATAAAATGTTTAAGCAAGCAGAAGTTTTTATTAATCAGACGATTGCTCAAAATGTAATGAAAATTAAAGAAGAAGTTATGAATTTCTTCGATGGCGATTTTATTAATAATGTAAAAGAAAAAGCTAAAAACTTAATAGATTATGCTTGTAATTTATTAAAAAATCCAACGTTAGAGCAAATTCTATTTTTAATGGCTAGATTTTGTGGTTTAGCCAATAATATTGCTCAAGTATTTGAAGACGCTAAAAAACCATTAGATCAATTTGTACAAAAATATAAAAGAAATTATGGCATCGTCAAAAGCTCTTCAGCCGTGAACACAGGTGCGGCCATTGAAAATGGTGCGAGAAGATACAGTGATGAAAAACGCACAGAAGAGATAAATAGAATGAACGAGGACCTTTATAAGCAACCAATTACTGATGATACTATTGTACCAAATACAGACCCACCGGTAACATATGGCGATCTCAAAACGGGTAGAATAGACCCCGTTTATCTTGCCGACGATGCTGCATATGGAGTTAAAAAATATGGTGAAAGATTAAAATTAGAATACCCGCCTACACCTGAGGAACTTGCGGCGATACCTAATTTTGATGATTTAATTGATGGCAAAGATCCTAGATTTGTATTAACTAAGGGTGGTGCTTATCGGTACTATAAAGAAAAACCAGGCGGTGCTTCTCAAATGTGGTGGAAATGTGGACAATTAGAACGAGTAATGTTAATGAGGTTACAGAAACAGTTTGGAAAACGAATAACGATTTTGAGTGCCTTCAGGGGTGATGGTTATAATGAACATATTCGCAAAAATGGCAGCGGCGCTGTTGACAAAAGTGCACATACAAACGGAAGAGCTTTTGACTGCACTTGGAGTGGATTTAACGCAACGTCAATTAAGAACTTTAAAGCAATTGCTGTAGCTGTTGGATTTAATGGAATAGGAACCTACATAGGGGATGGCTTCATTCATGTTGATACTAGAACAAAAATTGTTAACCCAGATGGACTTATGTTTTGGGACGGATAAATGGTAGTTAACTTATTAACTGGAAACAGTAAGAAAATTAATTTATATTCTGATTTCAAGAAAGATCTTGAGATCAGTCCTTTGTCTGATGATTTAACGTTATTAAAAGATGAGGATGCCGTAAAGGAATCTATTAAAAATCTTATTTTAACCGACCGCGGTGAAAGATTATTCCAACCCAACCTCGGTGGTAATATTAAGGCAATGTTATTTGAAAACATCACCCCCGGCTCATTAAAATTTATAGAAGAACAAATTACTACAACAATTAAATTACACGAGCCAAGAGCAGAATTAATTGGCGTTACTGTTGGAACAACGAGAGACGAAAATACTGTAGCAGTCCAAGTAGAATTTTATATAACAAACCGAGAAGCGCCAGTAGAGCTAAGTGTATTTTTAGAGAGGACACGATAAGATGGCTAAATTAAATCTTGCTGAATTAGACTTTCAGTCAATTAAAGAGCAGTTTAAAATCTTTCTGCAAGATCAAACGCAGTTTAAAGATTACAACTTTGACGGCTCAAATATGAGCGTCCTTTTAGACGTCTTAGCATATAACACTTATCAAAATAACTTTTATACTAATATGGCAATCAATGAGATGTTTATCGACTCGGCCGTATTAAGAAACTCCGTTGTCTCGCATGCAAAAGAATTAAATTACTTACCAAGATCTCGCAAATCAGCAAGAGCTACAGTAACGGTTAAAATTTTAGATGATACTATAACTGGTACAACTGTCGTAATTCCTCAATACCAAAGTTTTAGTGCTACATATCTTGGAAATAATTACGAATTTATAACCGATAGAGTACACATTGCAAAGGCTTCGTCACCAGGAGTTTATGAAAGTGAAGAAATTACGCTGTACGAAGGATCTATTCTTACAAGCTTTGAGCGTGAAGGTTTCTTTATTGACGATGACGGTGTTTTAAGAGTTAATCTATCTAACGAAAATTGTGATACCGACTCTATTGAAGTATTTGTTGATGCCGAAGCAACCGAAGATACAAACATTTTTGTAAGAAAAAATGATGTATTTGGCGTTGGAGCATTGGATAAAGTATTTTATGTTGAACCATATTTTGATGGACGTTATTCTGTTTATTTTGGCAGAAACGTATTTGGATATCAACCAACAGAACTAGAAGATGTTCGCGTAAAATATAGAGTTACATCGGGCGCCGAAGCAAATGGTATTCAATCATTTACAGCCCAGATTACAGAAAATGGAGCCACAGTTGTTACTACAGTAACTAAAGCCCAGGGTGGGTCAGACCAGGAATCGACTGAAAGTATTCGCTTTACAGCTCCTAGAGCTTTGCAAATTCAAGAACGCGCTGTTACTCAATCGGACTATGAGCAATTGTTAAAAAATCAATTCCCAGAGATCGTGGCTGTTGCTGCATATGGTGGAGAAAAATTAGAACCTCCGCAATATGGTAAAGTTGCAATCTCAGTTTATCTGGGTCAAGGTAACGATCTATTATCAAAATCTGCTGCAGCACAATATATCGATTACTTAGCTGATAGAACTCCGCTGGCTGTTGAGCCTATTTTTATCGATGCTCAGTATTATTATGCTGATATTACAGTAAATGCATATTACAGTAAGTCAGTTACTACAAAATCTGCTGGTCAATTAGAATCTTTAGTCAGAACCACGATTACAAACTATTCAGACACGAACTTAGATGACTTTAATAAAACACTTAGATTATCAAAGCTTTCAACCTTAATAGATAATTCTGATATTGCTTTCCAATCAAATGCTATTGTTGCAAAACCAATAATTGATTATACTCCTGAATTAAATGTTTCGTTAAACCCGGAATTTAATTTTAATACAGCTTTAGTCAAACCATATGCATATAATACTACAAATAAATTTACTGATTATAAGCCTGCAATTAAATCTGGCGAATATGATTTAGATGGTGTTTGTGTATTTTTCCAGGACGATGGTAATGGCAAAATTCAAATTGTTGCTGCCGACTCTGTTAATCCCGAAGTTATTGAGCCAAATTTAGGCACAGTTGACTATACAACAGGCCAAGTTAAATTAACAGGATTTAAAACAGAATCATTTAATGGCTCAGCAATTAAAGTTGTAGCTAATACAAAAACAGACGATATTAAAGCACCTAATGGAAGAGTTTTTGCTATAAGAGATGCAGATGTAACTGTTAAAATTATAGAGACAAAATAATGGAAATAGAAAAAAGTATTTTATTTAAAGTCGAGCAGCAGTTTCCTGCAATATATCGAGAGTCGGGAACCGAACTCGTTCAGCTGATTAAAGACTATTATGAGTTTTTGGAAACAGAAACTAATATGAGTCACTATAGATCAAGAAGACTTTTTGAATATAGAGATATTGCTAGAACAACTTCTGAGTTTATTATCCAATTCCATAAAATGTTTATGCCGGATATGGATTTGTTGGAACCTGATGTAGCGCGACTTGCTGTTAGGAGTATTTTAGATCTTTATAGGCGTAAAGGTACTCCCGGCGCTATTAAAGTATTTTTTAGGCTTTTCTATCGCGAAGATGCGCAAATAAAATATCCTGGACAGTTTATGGCCAAGCCTTCAGACTCTTCTTGGAGAAAAGGCGTTTATTTAGAAATGTATCCAAATAATAATGTTTTCTATGATAAAGATGGAAACAAATATGATTATGGTGACTTATATGGAAAAAATATTAAGGGCGCTGCTTCTGGCGCACGAGCTGCTGTTGACACCGTAAGCTTTATCAATGTTAATAAAACTCTTATACCTGTTCTTTATTTAAGTGACGTTAAAGGTACCTTTGAAAAATATGACGATATTGTTAGTGTTATCAATGGTAATTCAGTTTCATTTGGTAGGTTATCTGGCTCTTTAAGTAATATTAATATTACAACCGATCCTAACATTTTTAGTGGTACTACTAATCATGAAGTTGGGGAAATATTTGATGTAGAAAGTCAGACAGGATCGGGTGGCCGCGCTATTGTTACTGAAGTATTTACTACAGCAACCGGTCTTGTTTCTTATAAAATTGCAGACGGCGGCTTTGGATACACTGTAGCTAATACAGAACTTTTAGTTTCAGATCAGGTTATTATTATTGATAATCCTAATAAATCGTTTATTTTAGAAGAAAGATTAACAGACGATCTTGGAGCAAGTGGTCGAGTAATTGGCCAGAGCGAAGTTGCTGTTGGCGTTAAAATGAATCCGGGTGAAGCATTTAATGCTAATTCTATAGTTTTTGCTACTGACCGCGCCGGCAATCCACAAATTGATTCTTTCTTACAGGCAAACATTGCTCTTATTACTGATAAAAATGGCTCTTCTCCAGGGCCTCTTTTTCCTTTAACTGGTAACTCTGAAGATGTTAAAGTTAATATTACCAACCAAGAAACAGTAAGTCTTATTACTGACAAAATTGCAGATTATACTTCTGTTCTTATTAATTCATCAAATTATAATGATGTTCCTCCAGCAGTTAGACCAATGTCAGGCACGGCTGATCCAGTTACACTGGCTACTCCACTAGACGAAGCATTTGATTTACAAGATTTCCAAATTGGCACAATTAGTGAACTCGTTAATGTTAACCCAGGTGCAGATTATACTAATGATGTATGGGCAATAGCTGTTGACGAAATAATGAGATATTTTGATAGATATGAACAAGTTATCACGGTTGACAACTTTGCTGCTGGTTTCACAGTTGGAGAAGAAATAGAGGGAACATCCACGGGACGAAGAGGCGTTATTACAGGAATTAATGCTTCTGATCCTAAGTATATAAAGGTCAGACCTTTTAGTTATTATGGATTTACAAAAGACGATGATATTATTTTCAATGGCGTTAGATATAATGTCGTAACTGTTGCTAGAGACTATAACAGTGAAAAATTGGGTGAAAGTGCAGATATTGAAGCAACTGTTGATTACGAATCTGGAAAAATTAAAGAAGTTGAAATATACAGATCTGGACTTGGATATCCAGAAGGTGATGTAGTTTATTTGGTAGATGAAGACGGAACTAAGCACGCAAGAGGCATAGCAAACTCATATACACAAGGTATCACAGAGGGATATTGGGCTACATTCAATTCCCATCTAAACGGATTTTCTGACAGCAACGATGATGGATATATTGACGCCACAACAGAATATAAAGATTATGGCATGAAAATTCAAGATAGTGATTATTATCAAGAATATTCTTATGTTATTAAAACGTTGGTTGGCGAAGAAAGATTTAGAGAACCAGTTGAAAGACATCTGCATTTGGCAGGTACAAAAATGTTTGGTGATTTCTTGTATCAAAGAGATGTACCAATTGGCATTGGCGCAAGAAACATTCTTGGTATCAAAGAAGACGAAGAAGTCGGCGGAGATTACATCGTTGGACCAGATCAATACGTTGCATATGCGGGCGGCGGCTTAAGGGCGGATACTACAACATATAGAGTTGATGATACAGATATAAGAGCTGACGCGACAGCAGAACCATAGAAATAAGATAAATAACTAAAAAGTTATGAGGGAAAAATGGCAAAACAAATAATTGATGTAGGCACTACAGCAGATGACGGTACAGGCGATAGACTCCGTGATGCCTTCATCAAAGTTAATGAAAACTTTACCGAGTTATATACCTTCGACTCAAACATTAGTACGGGTATAGCATTAACAGATATTAGCGTAACCACCGGATCAGCAACAGGTGCTGGGGCATTAGCATATAATAACAGCACTGGTGTATTTACTTTCCAACCTGCGGTTCTTCCGTCGGCATTAACAGACCTAGGAATTTCTGATGGTACTAACGGCCAGGTATTAACCACAAACGGAAGTGGCACCTTCACCTTTGAAGATGGCGGTGGCATTGGGTTAAGCTCAAGAACTACTGGCGCTAATACCTCTCCTTCTATAGCTGATGCAGCGTCTGCAGATATAAACATTCCGGGATTTAAAGGCTATGTTTTAATGAAAATTCAAACGGACAAGGCTGCTTGGGTAAGAGTTTATACTGACGATGCTTCAAGAACAGCAGACGCTTCAAGAACAGAAACAACCGATCCTGCGGTTGACTCTGGTGTAATCGCTGAGGTTATTACCACAGGAGCTCAAACTGTATCAATGGCGCCGGCTACAATCGGTTATAATAATGAAAGTTCTCCTACTACAACAATTCCAATAGCCGTGACAAATAAATCCGGTTCAACGGGAACCGTTACAGTAACATTAACGATCCTACAATTAGAGGCTTAAAATGGCTAAAAAAGAATGGATCGTAACTCTTCATAGAAAAGAAGATTTGCAAGATTTCTATACTGATATGGAAACGCCTGGCGGAAGTTTGTATATTCCAGATCGTTCCGTAAGTGTTAGGCATAGAAGAAACATAAGTAGAAATACTCACTATATGTTAGATTTTGATGAAGCACTCATGATATTAGATGATCCTAGAGTTGCCAGTGTAGAGTTAGCAGAAATTCTAGATTTATTTACTAAACCGTCCGGTTGGACCTCGTCTGGAGAAGTTTTTTCAAAAGACTTTTTTACTGATGTAGGTGATATAAACTGGGGACTATTAAGACATCAATTAGCTGCCAACATTAGTGGTTGGGGTGATGATGCTACTTCAAACGTGTCACAAGATTTCAGTGTTACTACCGGTGGTAAAAATGTTGACGTTGTTATTGTAGACGGGCACATTGATCCTGCCCATCCAGAATTTGCAGTTAATTCTGATGGTACCGGTGGAACAAGAGTTGTTCAATATAATTGGTTGCAACATACAAACGAAGTAAGTGGCGGGGCTAATGGAACTTATGTCTATACTCCATACGTAGATCCTAGCTATCCTGACACCGATGGTAATGGTATAGCAGATAGAACTGAAGATAATAATCATGGATGCCATGTTGCAGGAACGGTAGCAGGTAATACTCAAGGATGGGCTAGAGAAGCAAACATTTATAACATAAGCCCATATTCAACTAATCAAAATAGTATTTCTTCATCTTTAATGTGGGACTATATTAGAGCTTGGCATAATAGTAAACCAATTAATTCAGCAACCGGGAGAAGAAATCCAACTGTCACAAATAATAGTTATGGAACAACGATCACACTTAACAATGGCGATTTTGGCCCAGTTACAAGAGTAATTTATAGAGGCGTAGATTATAATCCGGGAAGAAGTCTTACATTAGCAGAATTACAAGCGCGCGGATTTTATGCAACTGATACATCCCCAACCGTACCTTATTGGTCTAGTGCAAGGGCAGCAGATATTCAAGATGCTATAGATGATGGTATTATAATTGTAGCTTCAGCAGGAAACGACTCTTTTAAAACCGTTAGATCTACTAACCAAGATTATAACAACTTTTTTTATGCAACTTATCTCGGATTTGGTGCAACTTGGTATCTTAACAGGGGAAATCAGTCAGGATCAGCCGTAGAAAACGTGATTAACGTTGGGGCAACGGATAACGGACAAGCAGAGTTTAAAGCAACTTTTTCTAATTGCGGAGATCTTGTTGACATATTTGCAGCAGGAGTCGCAATACAATCTAGTCTTCATACAAGTACTGGTGCCACTGCAGATCCTAGAAATGGGAGTTATTACTTAGGAAAATATCAAGGAACTAGTATGTCTGGCCCACAAGTTTGCGGCGTATTAGCTTGTCTATTAGAACACTATCCAGGTACTACTCAAGCAGAAGCTCAAGCTTGGTTAACACAATATGCAAACGTTAATGAAATGGGAGACAGCGGAACTGATGATCCTATGGACAGGACAAGTTTGCAAGGCGCGCCAAATTTATTTTTGCGCTGGTTTAACCAAAGATCAGACACTGGAACAGCATACCCAAGAACAGCTTTTAAAAATAGACCAACATCAGGACATGTTTATCCTCGTACTGCCATTCGTAGACGTGGATAATTAAATATAAATATTAGAAAAACATCAGGAAAAATGGTAGTATGGCAGAGATTTTGACATCGAAATATAAGCAGGATCTTCTTAGGAATTTCTTTCTTGAAACGCAGGAAAATGCTAATACAGCATTAACCAACGAATTTTATATGATGGTAGGAAACAATTTAGATTCTTTCGGAAATAAAATCACTTCTGTTAACGCGCAGGGTAGCGAAAGCAAATTTATGAATACCATTTTGTTTGGTAAAAAAGTTGCTCCAACTGACGTTAAAATTATGTTTAAATATAATCCTTGGCAAGAAGGAACGGTATTTGATGAATATGACGATCAAGTAAATCTATCAGACAAAAAATTTATTTGTGTTGTTGGCCCAAACTTAAATAAAACTGGCGACTATCGCGTATTTAAATGTTTAAATAACAATGGCGGCGCGGCTGTTCAAACACACCCAGAATATGATATAACAAACGAAGATCAAATTTATTCTGTTCTTACTGACGGCTATGTTTGGAAATATATGTTTAGAATTACTGCGGCTCAATTTGAAGCCTATAATGCAGTAGGCTATATCCCTATTATGGGAGATTTTATATTAGATCCATTTGATACTGCAAATAGTGCTGCTTTGCCAACCACTACTGGATCTCCAATTAATAAAATTGAATTATCTAATGGTCTTGAAAATTTTGGATATCCAGCAATTTATGAAGGATCTGTTTATGGTATTAATAAGGCTGATAACATTGTTACTGTCGAAACACCCGCTGATTATAGATTAAGCCAAATTCAAAATTATTATGCCGGTATGACAATGTCAATTGTTTTATCAGGACCTCAGACAGTTTTATGGGAAATTTCTAAATATGTTTATGATACAGGGTCAGGCCGCGGATTATTTACTTTAAAAGGTCAGCCTGTTATAAACAGTCCAGGCGCAAGAGATACGGCTAACGTTGAATTAACACAAGAAGTTAGCATTACACCAACCGTTATAATCGAAGGTGACGGAACAGGCTGTGAAGCTGTTTCCATAGTTGAAGATGAAGTTATTACTGGAATTAAAATAAACAGTTCTGGCGATGGATATCATAATGCTACAGCTACTATTAAAGATCCATTATACGACTTTGATCCAGATGATCCACTAACTGTAGATGTTAGAGCAACTTTAAGACCAATACTTTCACCAAAAGGTGGACATGGCACAGACCTTATTGCTGAATTAGAAGCAAAAAGAATTTTAATGTATGCATATATCAATGAAACAAACAACTCATTGATTGGAGCAACAAACACGTTTAATACAGTTGGGCTTATTAAAAACCCAACGTGGGCTAATACGTCACCAAATTATACATCCCCAGAAACATTCGATAATAGAATTGCAGTCACTACAGATTCATCATACGATATCTTATCTGTCGATACTCTAGTCACTCAAGTAGACGCAAATAATGACGTTATTTTTTCTGGAAAAATTCACGAAGTTGATGAGACGTCAAATACATTTTATATTTCAGAATATATTGGCCCGTATGTTAATAACCCAGATAGTACTAGCCAAACATCTTTAAATTTAAGTTATCCTTTATTAACTTTAGATGGTACTGCAATTCAGATAAATACACCTATAGAAGATAATGTTGTAGAATCTCCATATGTGCAGCGCTCTGGCGTATTATACTTTATGGAAGATATCACACCTCTAACAAGAACAGACCAATCACGTGAAGAATACAAACTGGTATTGGAATTTTAAGGAAACCGTAAATGCCTATTAATACAGACTTAAATATTGCACCATATTTTGATGATTTTGATGCTGAGGATCAGTTTTATCGTATCTTATTTAAACCAGGATACGCTCTTCAAGCACGTGAACTTACTCAATTGCAAACAATGTTGCAAAACCAAATTGAAACATTTGGAGATAATATTTTTAAAGAAGGTTCAATCATTAAAGGTTGTAACTTTGCACAAATTAACGGTTTGCAATATGTTAAATTAGCAGACAAAGGTGGATTTGATCCAAGAGAATATATTAGTAGACAAGCGTTAGACACAGTAGGCGGTGTTGATAATGTTGAAGTTGAATTAGTATATGAGATTGAAGGTAGTGATAGTGGTCTTAAAGCACGTATTGTAGAAGCATCACGTGGTTTCTCTACTCGCCCACCTGATTTAAACACATTTTATATTCAATATATCAATAACACCGAAGTTAATACACAGTTTCGCTCTGGTGAGTTGCTGACTATCACAGAACGTAGATTTTCTGGCGAAGATGAATATAGCACAACTCTTAACTTAAATACAATTAACGTTACAACACAATCGCCGAGAGTTGGTTATTCATATGGTATCCAATCGACACCGGGTATTATTTTCCAAAAAGGCCAATTCATTTATGCAGAAGCTCAATCTTTAATTGTTGAAAAATACTCAGACTCTCCAGACGATAAAGCAGTCGGATATAAAATTACAGAAACTCTAGTTACTGCTTTACAAGACAGATCACTTTATGATAATGCTGCAGGAACAACTAATGCTAACGCTCCTGGTGCAGATAGACTTAAATTAGCACCTGTTTTAACAGTATTAGATATTTCTGATGCAGAAATAGACCTTGACTTCTTTACATTAATTAAATATAATGAAGGAAAGGAAGTTACATTAAGAGACGTTTCACAATATAACGTATTAGGCGATGAAATGGCTCGTCGTACTTATGAGGAATCAGGTGATTATATAATTGAAAAATTTAATGTAAGAACAGAAAGAAAAGCAAGTGCAAACAACGCATTAAAAGCAATCGTTGGACCAGGCTTGGCTTATATTCACGGATACCGCATTGAAAATGGTGGAGAGATTGATTTTACTATTGAGGATATTGAAGCAACAGAAACTTATAATAACCAATCTGTTTCTATGCAATATGGACATTATATTGATGTTACAAGTTCGTTCACTGGCCATCCTACGCTAAATTTAGAAGAAGTCAATCTATTAGACTCTGGACTTGTTACGCGCGGCACTGCAATTGTAAGAAATATTACACCTAGCAAAATATATTTGACTGCTGTTAAAATGAATGGCGGTCAAGCATTCAACGATGTAAATTATATCAGCGCAAATGGTGATATTACAATCCCATCAGATTCTGTAATCAGGGATCAGGCAAAAGCTCCTGTTATTTTCCCAACTGGTGTATTTAGCACAAAAGATACAACAGACATTTCTGTTCCAGTCAGATCTAAGTTTTCTGGTTCATTTGGCGGTACAACAATTTCAATTACTCAAGGTGGATCATCTGGTCGTGATTTTGCATGCGACAATGATGATATTGTTGTTATTGATAGTGCAGGTACTCAGCTAACAGTTACCGGATATAGCACATCTTTAAATAATAGCGTATTAAATATTACTCTTGGTTCTTCCGGAACAGGATATGCAAACGTATTCTATAACGAAAGAATTCAATCTATCACACCATTTATTAAAACACCAGTAGAACCTTATATTAAAGTTGCATATGCAAGCGGAACAACAAGATATTCTTTAGGTTTCCCAGATGTTATTAGTATTCAAAGTATTGTTGACTCATCTGGAACTGATTTTACAAAAAGCTTCCGTTTAAAGCAGAACCAAAAAGATCATTATTATGATATTTCTTATATGGAATATATTCCTAATAGACCAGAGCCAACAGGTACTCTGACTATTAAGTTAAAAGTTCATCAAATTGGTTCGTCTCAATCTGGCGGTTATTTCTTTACAATCAGTAGTTACAAAATTGACGATGACTCAACTACACTTCCTTCAGGATTTATTCGTTCAAACGATATATCTGTTTATCAATCGTCTAGCGGAAAGAAATATAATTTAAGAGAAAGCGTTGATTTTAGACCGTATGTTGACAAAGACGCTGCAGCCGATTATACAGCGTTAACAGCAGGTGCGGCTCCAACAATCTCAACCGCGGTTGATGCTTATACAATTTCATTTACAGATCATGCTTCTTATGGTAGGTCAAATGCTGCGGGATATTTAATTCCAGCATTAAATGAATCTATGGTCATGGACATTGAGTCCTATTTGGCTCGTGTTGACTTAATTACAGTTGACTCTTATGGTCGCTTTAGTCTTATCAAAGGTCAAGAAGATCAATCACCAAGACCACCTACAATTGGCGACGATCAATTCATTATTTCGCAACTGACAATTCCTGGGTATCCAGCTCTTTCACAAAAAGAAGCTGCTCAGCAAAAGAAAAATCAGTATGCTGTTAGAGCAACAACGTCTGGTGTTAGAAGATATACTATGGCAGACATTGCAGATATTGATAGAAGATCAAAAAGCTTAGAATACTATATATCACTAAATGCGCTAGAACAGTCAGTAGAAAATATGATTATTCGCGATGGTGTCGTTAATAGATTTAAAAACGGTTATATCGCCGATCCTTTAAATGATTTAACTTTAGCTAATATGGAAAGCCCAGAGTTTAGTGCGTCAATTCTTCCTGATAGAAGAGTTATGGCCCCAGCTCTTAAAACTTATCCATTAGATATGAAATATAAAACATCATCTAATGCTACTATATTCCCAGCAACTGCAACCGCTGAAACAGCAACACTTTCTAGAAATGCTCACGTAGCAGTTATTAAACAGCCGTTTGCCACAGGAACAAGATCTTGTACAACAAACTTCTACAGCTATAGAGGCCAAGGACAATTATTCCCAGATCATGATTTTGTGCACGATACTGTTACCGACCCGGTACCAGTATTAGCAAACATACCTAATCAGATGGATGCATTTGTTGATGATATTCAAGAATTCTTACCACAAACGCAAACATCAACACAAAATATTGGATCAGTTCAAGTAGGAAGTTCTGATGATTTCTTCCCTGGATTTATTGAGCAGACAACAGTTACAGAAACAACTGTTGGATGGAGAACAGAGCAACAAAACGTAGGTGACTTTGTTTCTAACATTCAATTTAATCCTTACATTCGTGGCCGTAAAGTAAGAATTTATATGACTGGTCTAAGACCAAATACTCGTCATTATTTCTATTTTGATGGTGAAGATGTTAATGCATATGTAACACCAGGTGATCCCGATGCATCAATCCCTCGTGACATTTATACATATGGACAAAGAGGAGACGCAGTTACTACAGACGATAATGGTATTTTAAGAGCACTGTTTGACATTCCAGCTGGAACTTTCTTTGTAGGAGATAGAATATTACACGTAGCGGACGTTGACGCTTATGATGATATTCAAACTGCAGCTGTTTCTCAAGGATTTATTACTTACCACGCTTATAACATTGACATTTCGTCAAGATCATTGACAATGTCTACAAGAATTCCAGAGCTTCAAGTTAATACATCCACTACAACACGTAACGTTCAAGGTCGTGCTAGACCACAACAGCCTGAACCAGCTGATAGTAGTAACGATAGTAACAATGGAAATAATGGTGTAGTTGGCGGCGGTGGCGGAGGCGGCGGTGGTGTTATTGCAGCCATTGCTCTTGCATTCGTTTTCTTTGATCCATTAGCACAAACATTCTACGTTAAAGAAGGTATGGGTAAAGGATCTGGCACAATTTATGCATCTAAAATTGATGTATTCTTTAAACGCAAAAGTCTTGTTAATGGTATTACACTTCAAATTAGAGAAGTTTTAAATGGCTATCCAACAAATAAAGTTATTCCATTCTCTAAAGTTCATAAGCTTCCTGGTGCTGTTAGTGTTTCTGACGACGCAAGTGTAGCAACAACGTTTGAATTTAAGAACCCGATTAAATTAAAAACAGATAGAGAATACGCAATTGTTTTGGTACCTGATGCAAACGATCCAGATTATTTAGCGTTTACATCTAAGATCGGTGGAACAGATTTAACACCAGGTGATACTCAAGGTAAAGCTGTTATCCAAGACTGGGGTGACGGTGTTCTATTTACATCCACAAATAATAAGGCTTGGAAATCTTATCAAGATGAAGATCTTAAGTTTACGTTATATCGTCACGAGTTTAATCAAAACTCTGGTTCTGTAACTCTTACAAACCAAGATCACGAATTCTTTACACTAACAGGTTATGATGATAACGTATTTGAGCAGGGTGAACTTGTTTATCAAGAAAAAGCGTTGCAAGGTAATACAAGCGCAACTGTTAGTATTTTAAACGGAAGTAACAGTTTAACGGGAACAGACCTAGACGAAACATTTGCTGTTGGTGACTGGATTAAAGTTACAACTTCAGGCGCAGGCAGAAAAGAGCTATTTGAAGTTATAGAAATAGTTTCAGATTCTGAAATTACTTTGGATCATAAAATTGATTTTGAAGTTGCAAGCGGTTCTGCTGTTCCTATCGTTTCTGGAGAATGTGTTCAGCACAATCCAAATAAACCAGAGACTCTTATTCTAAAGAATAGTTCCGCAACAGCTACAAGAGGCTTTAGCGCAAATACTATTATTGGATATTCAAGCGGTACTTCTTGTCAGATTTCATCAGTCGATAACGTTAATTTAGGATTTGTTCAACCATTAATTCAAAAAGTTAATGATATTACAACCACAACTAAGCTGGAAGGCAGATTTACTAATCCATCTGATGTATTGACACCTTATGCAGTTCCTATGAAGTTTGCTGACTCTAACTACTTCACTCAAAATGGCGTATTAATATACAGTAAAACAAATGACCCGACAGGTAATAAACCATTTGAAGTAAAAGTTACTCTTGACAATAGAGCAAACTCAACATCTTCTCCGATGGTGGACATTGAGACTGCTTCACTTATTGCATACGAATATCAAGTTACAAATGATGCTAATACGGCGCCAGAATTTATTACTAAAACCGTTGAATTAGCAGACGACATAGATGCAGAAGATATGAGAGTCTTTATTCAAGCATATCGCCCAGCAAGTACTGATATTAAAGTTTACATTAAAGCACAAAATCCAACTGATAGAACTTCATTTGATACTGTGCCTTGGATTGAAATGGAATTAGTAGACGGTATTGGACAATATTCATCTGACTCAAACCTAGAAGACTTTAGAGAATATGCATTTGAAGTTCCAGAAGTCAGCCCAGGCGAAAACGGTATTAATGCAGGCGGCGTATTAGAATATACTAATGCTGAAGGAAGTACATATACAGAATACAGAAAGTTTGCTCTTAAATTTGAAATGCTATCACCTTATAAGCATAAAGTTCCAACTATTAAAAACTATAGAGGGATTGCTATCTCATGATAGTTACTAATAGAAAAAGAGATCCAAAAACCGGCGCTGTACTTAACACAGATGTAGAAGCTCTAAATAAATATAAACAAGAAAGAGCTTTGTATAAAAAAGTTAATAAGCTCGGAGAGGACGTCAATGAAATTAAAATGTTGCTTAGCGATGTTTGTGAAAGATTAGAAAAGTTAGAGAACAGATAAAATGGCAAAACCTAGTTTAACAAATATTACAACTACACAAACGTTTCAAAACTGGTTTGATAAAACCAACGAAATGGTTGACATTTTTCGTGACGAAGCTATTACTGCATCGGCTATTGGGGACACCACAACGGGGAATGCAACATTAGTTGGGAACTTTACAGCAACAAACATCATTGGTGATACAGCAGTTAAATCTGACAGAATATCAGCGCAAACCGGTGGTGGTGTAATAGATTTTACAGATCCAATTGAAATAACAGGTTCGTCAGATCAAGTTGTAGCCACATTTACTTATGTTGCAGACGGGCCGCGCGTCCAATTTACTGATGACTTAATTACATGGGATGTTGGATTTAAAGATACTTCTGCTGCATTTATAATTAATACTGGAGTTGGCAGTAACAAATTTGAACTTTCCACCGCTGGAACTTTAACTGTACCAAATATCGACGTTCTTGAAGGTGTAGATATCACAACAGATTTGGATGTTGGCGGGGATATGAGAGTTACTGGGTCGTTAACTATTAATAACCTTGTAGCAAATAATGTTTATGCTATTAACGAGTTGGTTACTGGGTACTCTGGTTCAGACATACGTTTAAAAGAAAATTTAGAAATTATCCCTAACGCGCTTGAAAAACTTTCGCAAGTTAATGGTTATACATTTAACTATATTGGAAAAGAAGAAAGGGTTACTGGTGTTGTAGCTCAGGAAATAGAACAAGTATTACCTGGCATAGTTTTTGATGCAGAACACCCAGATTATGATGGTCCACACAAAGCCGTTAGATACGGACACATAGTAGCCCTTCTTATTGAAGCAGTTAAAGAACTGCAAGGTGAGGTTGAAAGGCTAAAAGATGGCTCTTCAAAGTAGCGGCGCAATTTCATTACTAGATATTGCTCAAGAGTTTGGTGGAGGCGTGCCCCACGCTTTAAACGAGTACTATAGAAACGGCGGATTAGTGCCGGATATTTCCCCTTATAACGACAACATTCCTACTTCAGGTACAATAGCATTTGATGATTTTTATGGCGCATTAAATGCAGCACCTTTCATTGTTCGCATGATTGGTGCTGGCGGCGGCGGGGCTTCGGGCGTAAATGACGGCACTGGATCTCCACAAAGTTCATACGCTGGAGGGTCTGGAACATCTAGTGTTATTGCCAGTATAAACATTGACAATGTTAGTGGGATTTATTATGATAATATTAATGGCGTATTTGGCAATTATAGTCAGTTAAATAGTCCAGGGGGTACCGGGGGAACGCATAATGCTGGAACCAATGGCAATGCGGGGGCAGCTTCCGTGTACGGCCCAGGCGGCCCGGGCGGCAATGCTAACAATTCCGCTCCATCACCTTTTACCGGTACAAACTTTGCCGATGACTCTGTGGATAGTCCTAGAAGAGTTAATAATACATCATGGAATTATATTAAAGTACCGGCTGGCTATTCGGGTGCAGAATTAGGTCATAGCGCATCTGACAGAATTGCAGTAGAATCAACAAACGGACTTGGCGTAGGTATTCATAGATCAACAGCAAACGCTGAGTGGATCATTAGCGGTAGTGGTACGGTGTATTATGAAGTATATGTTGATTCTGAACGATATTGGGATTTTAGTAGATTCTATTTAAACGGAACCCGATATGTTAATATTTCAGGTTCAAATACAACTAGTTCGGGCAATCTAGCAGCAAGTGCTGGTACTGTTATCAAATGGCAATACTATAAAGATGGGTCAGTTGATCGTTATTCAGATCTAGGAAGATGCTATTTTTATGTTACTAACCAAAGTACTTTAGATTATTCTTATGGCGCAGGCGGCGGCGGTGGCGGCGGAGATGCTTCTTCTAAAAATGATCCGTCCGGCACTGGCGGTAATGGCGGTAATGCCGGGACCAACCAGACAGGACCAGTAGGAACTGTTCCGTTGCTAACAAATGGTCAGCATTGGATATATTTTAAAAGAAGTAATCCAAGCCTTACCAGTCAATATAGACCATTTGTTGGATTCCAAGGAGCAGGAAATAACCAAGGTAACCAAAATGGTGCTGCAGGTGCTAATGGACGTATACAAATAGTAGATATGCAAAATTGGGAAGAATGGAATTGGCGTGGCGCCGGTGTAAATAACTATGTTTGGCAGGTTCCCGAAGGATAAAATTTAAAATGACTACAAAAACGTATCCTGGGTTTGGTTGGGTTTCTGATTATGTTGAAAACATAGTCGGCGCAAATACGTATGTAATAAGCGAAGATTTAAACAATAAAATTTCAACTGTTCTTATAAGAAGAAACGATCAGGGAGCTTTTGATTGGGGCTATACAATGCCCGCAGTTTATGCAAATACAGTAATAGATTTTTTTAGTGACAATGGCGTAGTTTTAAACGACGAATTAATAAACTTTATAAATCAATGGCAAGCAATAAATGAAGTTTGTATAAATCCAAGATTTGGTATTGATGTTTCTAGAAGTTTAAACGGAGATAATACAATATGGATTGGCGGAGTTATTCCATATGCTGCTAATTGGTGGATTCAAGATTATGATTTAGGCGATTTAAATGTTGAAGAAGCGGTAAAAGGTGGAGTTAAATTAGGTTATAATTTAACAGAAGAAAGATTTGTAACTCTAAAACTTTATTCTAGATTTAGACTCGCGTGGGGTGACGATTCTGCAGCAACGAATTATGTATACTCAATAGATGCAGACAACAATTGTACCCTTATAACAACACAGGGGTGCAAACACTATCCGTCAACAACAGACGTGGTTAGTGTTACCCAAAGATGGGAAGATATTTTACCGAGTATAAACACATTGCAAGCTAAATACGAGGCTTATGATTGGTGCCGCGGCACGGCAATTAAATTTAACGAGCGAGTACAAACCGGAGAAGGTGCTCAAAATCAAGGTTACTTTTATCTTTCGGTAATGAAAAACCGCGACGCATAGGCACGCGTATTCATTATAAATAAAAGTAAAATATTAAAAAAGGATAGTTTAGAATGTCAAAGATTTCAGAATTAGGTCCTATATTAGGGATTAATACGCGATCTGAAGACCTATTCGTTATTGTAAACCTTATTCAAGGTGATGATGGTACAAAGAACATTACAAGAAAAGAACTCGTTGAAGCTATTCAATATGAAGTTTTCTCACACATTGAAATTACGGGTGGAACTATCCGAAATGTTCAAATGTTCACTTCCGAACTTAGCAATGTTACCATTAACGACTCAGTTATTAATAGAAATACGATCAATGATTCAACGCTAAATAATTCTCAAATTTACGTTGCAAATGCTGAGGACGTCACTGGGCTTCGTTTTGACCTAAGCAATTCATCAATTCACTATTCAGATATAGATAATACAACATTTACAGATGGATCAATATTTGATTCAACAGCTAACAATGTTACCATTACAAGTTCATATTTCCTAGATGGAAACATGGCTCGCAGCTCAGGTAATAATATGACATTTGTCGACTCAACAATCGACAACTCTATTATTACTGCATCAGAATTTAATGATGGCACAGCTAATAACGTCGTAATTCGTAATTCTACATTTACCAATGGAGACATGTACAACTCCACCGGTAATAATATGGTATTTACCAACTCAACTATTGACGATTCAACTTTCAATAATATGACTATTGAAGGTGCTGTAGCTAATAACTTTACAATTACCAATCTAAATCTTGACGAAGTTGTTATGACTGACGTCGAAATTAGCCGTGGTACAATCGACAGTGTTGATATTGCTAATGCTACATTTATCGGTGGCTTAACAGATGTTACTATTGCTAACGCACAGATTACCGACTCTGATTTCTCAAATGGTACTGGTAATAATGTAACATTTACTAACTTGGTAGACTCGACAATTCTTAGATCTGATTTCTCAGATGGAACTGGCTCAAATAACGTATTTACGGATACAACAATTGAAGCTGGCGTATTTAGAGATGGCGTTATTGCTAACACGACATTCCAAGGTGGATTAAACGATGTTACTATTGACGACGCAACAATCACAGACTCTAATCAAGCAAACAGCAACCTTACAGACTCGACATTTAGAGATGGTACAATTGAAGATACCATTATTAAAAATTCTAAATTTGACGGTGCAATTGAAAGAGTTGAAATTGCTAACAGTGTTATTATCGATTCACAACTTATTAATTTCGATGTAAGCCTAGATCCTAAATTTGAGCCTATGATGGATGACGAATCTTATTTCGTCATAAGAAATGCTTTAACAGGTAAAACAGAACAGCTTACATACAAGCAACTTAACGACGAGCTTGGTAAAACAACCGAAAAAGCTCTTAAAGTTCACGTAGCAGTTGATGGCGATGATAATAATCCAGGTTCAATTTTAAAACCTGTACGTACTCTTGCTAGAGCTTCCGAACTTGCTATTGAAAAAGCCGGTGGTAATCCAAACCGTAATGATATTAACAACGCCATTCATATTTCAGTTGGACCAGGTACTTATTATGTAGATGAACCAATTGTTCTTCCAGATGATTGTGCTCTTACATCAACAGCTGGTCAGTACGCAACAGTTATTCAAAAGAAACCAGGTTGGGAACGAACCAATGGTATCCAGGTTGGATCCGGCTGTTATGTTCAAGGCTTTGGTTATATGAACTTTGAAGTCGATAACTTTGACAATCCTGAAGGTGGATTTGCAATCGTCTATCGTCCAGGCGCTCTATTACGTCGTTCTCCATATATTCGTGACTCCTCTCAGCTTTCAAACTTTAATCGTTTGGATGTTGAACCACCACTCAATCCGTTTAACTCAAAAGGTACAATTGCAGACCTTGGCCAAGAATTCTATCTTGAAGCTGGCCACTCTCCAGAAAACCAGTTTGAAGTAGATGATGAAGTTACATTCTCAAGTGGTGCATCAGGATACATTTCTTGGACAACTGATATTAATTCAAATCGTCAGATTTATGTTCGTAACTTAAAAGGTAACGTAGAAGTTGGTGATACATTATATGCACAAACAGGCGGTACGGGCGTGATTGAAAGAATTGGTATCGATGACTTCCCGAACAGATTAGTTGGTCGCGGTGGCGGTTGTGCTCTTATGGATAGAGCCGTCCTAGATACAGACTCACTATATACCTACCTGCTCTGCTTTGGTTTCACACCTCGTACTCAAAACGGTACTGGATATGTTGCTAAAAACGGTGCTGGTGTTAACGGGATTGGTTCGTTGTCAATCTTTACTCGTCAGGCATTCTTTGCTCTTAATGGTGGACAGGTTACATTGAACAACTCAGGTTCTCAGTTTGGTGACATCTCAATGAGAGCTAAAGGCAAAACAACCATTGTAAAACCAGCAGTAGGTACTGAAAGCGTATTCATTGCTAACTCAGCATTTGGTGATTTGATAGAAGAAAAATCTGATGATATCGTTAACGATATGATTGCTCACCTAACAGCCAATACTGCAAGTGGTGGCTTGGGTTATCAAGGTTATAATGCAGATAAATGCTTTAGAGATACCGGAATTATTGTGGATAATGTTGGCTACGACGTTGCAACAAACTCTAACTATTGGGGTCGTCTAAACGGTATTACATATCGTTCACCAATCTCATATGTAGTTGTTAATGAGCAGTTAACAGAAACAGTTGGTTCAATCGAACACTTAAAAGACGAAATGATCGATGGCATTTTTGTTAATGCTAATACACAAATACAAGATCGCATCTCAACTTCATTAGATGAAACACTAAATGTTCTTCAAAATGGAGAGCCTCTTGCAAATCCAATTACTTTTGCTGACACTGGCGTTGGAACTCGTACTGGTGCTCGTGAAGTAGTTCAAGACAATAGAGAATTTATTATTGAAGAATTTATGGATTGGATGGATAATAATCCAGACTTCTTTGCATATGATTCTGATAAATGTAAGAGAGATGTTCGCGAGTACATCTTGCCAGCAGTTAAATACGACACAATGCTGGATACAAACTATAACTCAATAACAGCAGGGTATGCTTATTATTTCAATGCTACAAGAAACGTAGCCGGTGCTCAGCGTGACGAAACAGTAGCAGCATATCAAAGATTGCGTGATACTACTGATGACTTAGTACAAGCAAACTCGGCAGCATTTGCTGCAGAAGCATATTATAAATTTAATAACGTTATTGATATTCTTAAACAATCAGGAACAAGATACGATCCAACAGACGCTTCATATGACCCAGCAACTGGCGATTTCACAGTCACAATTGGAACTCACGGTCTTGAGGTTGGAAACTATATCCTGTTAATGCCTGAAGGATTTACATTCACTTGTGATACAGATGGTAATAAATTAGAATTTAAACATCCACGTAAATCTGACCCAGCATTTAAATCAGCAATGCCAATTACGGCAAAGACAGCCACGACAATTACAGTTAATGTTGGCTCAACCGGCTATACTGGAGTTCATACATTCGTCGATGCACTAGATGGTTCGGTCATAGAAATGGGCGAAACATATACATTTAGTGATGATGCTGGAATTACAGCAGCTAATAGAAATGCACGCAAACAACTACAGTCAAATAAAGGCTTTATCCAAGACTATATGATGGATTGGGCTGATGATGAGTGGTTCTTCTACGACAGCAAAAAATGTCAGCGTGACACAAATGCTTATATTGTACCAGCAGTATTAAGAGATATGCAATTAGGTACAAACTTTAACTCAGTTCAAAACGGTATTGCTTATCGTCAAGCCATTACATCAGTTGTTCCAGATTCACAACTGTCAGAAACAGTCGGTGCCTTCTCTCACCTAAGAGATGAAATTTCCGAAACTTTAACTGATAATATTGCAATTGCTAAAACTGAAGAAGCATTTAACGAAATTATTGGAATTATGCAAAAAGATGGTAGGGAATATACTCCTACTAATGCAACATATAATCCAACTACCGGCGAGTCAGTAATTACAATTGAAAATCACGAATTTGAAATTGGTGACATGATTACCCTTGCGAAGGAAGGTTTAACTTTCTATTGTGCAAATACTGCCACAGGCGCGAACACAAGTATTTCACATCCAAGAGCAACAGATCCAGCGTATCAGAGCCCATTACAAATCACAGCGGCCACAGATACTACTATTACGGTTTATGTTGGTGATGCAAATGGATATACTGGAGCCCATACATTCCAAAGAGCTAAACTAAATGCTGTTAAACAATATGCAAATGTTAAATCATCTCATACACCAACCACAGCAACTTATAACCCAACAACTGGTATCATGGTTGCAACAATTGGCGATCACAATATTCAGCCGGGTGATACAATTGTTATGGATAAAGAAAGCATCACATTTAGCTGTGCGAACACAGATACTTTAGTCGTAACAAATATTTCGCATCCAAGAGTTACAGATCCAGCATTTAACTCACTAACACAAGTCACAAGTGTAACTGCTAATACAATTACAATTGACGTTGGTGCTGTTCCTAATGGTTATGCAGGAGCCCATACTTTTGTAAGCGCATCGTCAAATGCAATTAAAACTATTTCTTTCGCAAATGGTAGATTTACACCGTCAACAGCAACATATGATCCAATAACTGGTATCTTCACTGCTACAATCGGCGAGCATAATTTGGTCGTTGGAGATAAAATTAAAATCGCAGATGAAAGTATTACATTCTCTTGCGGATCTCCAGCTGAGGAAATTTCACATCCAAGACCAACAGACCCAGCTTCAGGAGCAGAGTTAGTAATTTCAGCTGTAACTGACAATACAATTACAGTTAATGTTGGTAATGCTGGAACATATACTGGTGCTCATACATTCGTAAGTGCACAGCCATTTGCCATCACATTAGCAACACCTTATAATGGAAAATATACTCCATCTAACGCTACTTACGATCCACAAACTGGTGACATGACAGTTGATATTGGACAGCACAACCTAAGAGTTGGTAAATGGATTTCAATAGCAGATGAGAGCATTACATTCTCTTGCGCAAATGGAGCAATTAACTCAGAGCTTTCACATCCAAGAGTTAATGAACCAGCGTTTAGACAACCAGTTAGAATTACTGGCGTAACAGGCACAGCAATTACATTTAATGTTGGTAATGCTGGCGGCTACGCAAATACTCACACATTCGTAAGTGCGGAAACAGATTGTATTGACACAAATGCAATTTATTGGACTGACGCGGCTAAAATTGATTCGTTCCATACTCCATCCACAGCAACCTATAACCCAGCAACTGGTGTTATGGAATTAACTATGGGTGCAGATCATGGATTTACAACAGATGACCATATCGAATTTAAGCCAAACTCAATCACATTTAGTTGTGCTAATACATCAACTGGTCAAACTATTGAAATATCACACCCAAGAATTGGCGAGCCTAACTACCAAAAACCGCTTGCAATTTCAGCAGTAACATCCACAACAATTACTGTAAATCCTGGTGCGGTACCAAATGGATATGCTGGTGCTCATACATTCGTATCAGCTGAAGAAGGCTCAGTTATTAAAACCAGAACAACTCGTGATGGATTAAATGCAGCAGAGCAACTTAAAAATAACAAAGTATTCTTGCAGGATGAAGTAGATGCTTGGATCCGCGATAACTATTTTGTTTACAATGACGAAAAATGCTTCAGAGATACGGGCCTTATTCTTGACTCCGTACGTAGAGACTTTGCAACAGACTCTAACGTCAACTCTGTATTCGCTGGCTTAGCATATCGCTCAGGTAATGCATCCACAAACACAGTAATTACTGAACAGCTAACAGAAACTGTTGGCGCAATTGCTTGGCTAAGAGATGAAATTAGAGGAAACATCTTAAGTGGAACTGCTGAAAATAGAGCAAACACAGCATTTAATGAAATCATTGATATTATGCAAAATGATATTGCTGCAGCAGACACTAGAACGTTTGGCGGAGGATATGTTTCAGATGAAGCATATGAAGCAAAAGCAATACTACAAGCTAACAAACAATTTATTATTGACGAAACAACAGCATGGATTGCAAATAACCATCCTGATTTAACCTACGACTCTGCAAAATGCGAAAGAGACGTTGGTTACTTTATCGACTCAGTATCTTGGGATATTCAGCATGGTTCTAACGCTTCAACTGTTAATAATTCAAGACTATATTTTGACAATGCTGTTTCAGTATTAGGTAAAAATGAAAGAGCACCAACAGCAGAAGCATTTGAGCATATCTCAAATATTGCTGGACAAATTGTAAGAAACGAATTAGTATTTGATTTACAACAAGGTGCTTCTACTCAAACACGTGCTGATAATACAACTTATACACCAACAAATGCAACATATGATCCAACAACTGGTATCATGGTCGCAACAATTGGAACACACAGCTATGTTCCTGGTGATAGAATTAGCATTGCTGAAGAATCCATTACATTCTCTTGCGCAAACGGAGCGGTTGTAACAAACATCTCGCACCCACGCTCAACAGATCCAGCATTTAATGTGCCAATTACAATTACGGACACGACATCAACTACAATTACAGTTGACGTTGGCGCAATTCCAAATGGATACGCAAATAACCATACATTTGTAAGTGCAACTGCAAATGCTATTAAATCAGCAACAGTTCAACCAACTTATACTCCAACAAATGCTACATACGATCCAGTAACTGGTATCTTTACTGCTACAATTGGAACGCACAGATTGGAAAAAGGCGATTACATCATTATGGATGAAGAAGCCATTACATTCTCTTGTGCAAACACAGCAACTGGAGCTATTACTCAGATTTCGCATCCAAGAGCAACAGATCCATATTTTAATAGACCAGTAGAAATTCTTGAAGCAGATGATACAACCATCACAATGAATGTTGGCGCAGCTCCTAATGGTTACGCTGGAGTTCATTACTTCGAAGGTTCAAACGCTGACGCTATTCGCAAATCTGCACCTCCAGCAATTGCTGATAAAGTTAATGATCTATTTAAAATTGTTGCTGATATGGTTCGCGGAAATGACTTTAGCGAATTACCAACAATAGTGGAACCTACATTAACTGGTACAGGTTACAATTCTGCAATCAATGCTCAATTTAACAAAGTATGGGGAAACACTCCTAAGTATCAAGAGGAAATTATCCAATTTATCAGAGAAGAGTATAATGGCTTAGCTTATGACACAGATCTTTGCTACCGTGATGTTGGACTAATAGTTGATGCTATCAGAGAAGATTTGGAATATGGTGGCGACGCTGCAACTATAGATGCTGCAGGTTATTATTTCAAGAACGCAGTTAGTATTCTTCCATATGACCAAAGAGAACCTACTAGATTGGCGTTTGAGCACTTAGCTACTGTTGCTGAAAGTGTTATCACAGAAACTACTGTAACACCAACAACAGGTAATAGCACAGCTCAGAATACATCTGGTACAGCTGGCACATCTACCATTGCGGCAACTGCAAAAGATCTAATTAATGTAATCTCTGGATTAATTGATGATAATATTGTAATTCCTGATTATGCAGGATCTTTAGATATTACTCAAAAAGTTAATGCAAGATTGGATGAAAAATTCCCAGTAGCAAATACTGCAACTCTTCCATTGGTTGAGCCAAGCAGAACCTTTGCTCGTAAAGCACTACAGAAAAACAAAGACTTTATACAAGACGAAGTTGTTGCTTATATCAACAACAGATACTTCGTTTATGATGAAGATAAATGTGCAAGAGACACTGGATACATTCTTGATGCCGTAGCATACGACGTCGCAACCGGTGGAGATTACTACGGTAAATTTGCAGGTAAAGTCTATCGCGCTGGAACGACAAGCTTAAGCAAAGTTATTGATGAACAATTAGCTGAAACAGTTCAAGCAATTGAATACCTACAAGCAGACATCGAAGGTCGTTTAACAGGCACAGCTAAAACTAGAGCTACTGCTTCTTTCAATGCAATTAAAGATGCAATGATTTACGATTATGATCCAGAAACTGAAGCATACAACTTTGGAACTGCTTATCAAAACATAAGTGCTACAAACTGTAAAGATGCTCTTCAAGCAAACAAAGCATTCTTACAGGCTGAAGCAACTGCATGGATGACTGATAACTATGGTTCAATCGTTTACGATGTAGATAAATGTGAAAGAGATGTTGGATATATGGTTGACGCGGTTTGCGCGGCTGTAATGCACAACTCAAATGCATCAATGAGAGATGTTGCAAGAGTATACTTTGAAAATGGCCTATCAACATTGCCATCAGATCAAAGAGCTGTAACTGCAGAGTTATATGAACGTTTAGGCGCAATGTCAACACAAATTGCTCTAAAACAACCAGTTACTAAATCTGCAAGCAACGCTGCGAGCCAAGTAACAACTGGATTTAATACAGGGTTTGCAACACAAGCCAACTCATTAACAGATTTCTGGACGATTGTTGCTGATATCATTACTGATGATTCTCTAATCAACCTACCAGCAGTTACAAGACCAGGAAACTCAGCTGGAATAAATTACGATTATAATAACGAGCGTGATGCTATTAGATTGAGAACAACTTACTTAGCAGCTAACATTAACGAATATCTACAGAAAACGTTTAATTATCTTGAGTACGATCAAGTTAAATGTCGCAGAGATGTTGGTTATATGGTTGATGCAATATCTCACGATATTCAGTACGGTGGTAACTCCGCAATGTGGAATGCTGCTCAGATCTACTTCGTGAATGCTGTTAACCTATTACCTAAAGATCAAAGAGAGCCAACAAGAGCTGCATTTACTCATATGGCTGAAGTAATGCACGATGTTATTCGTAACAAAACAGTTCCATACAGAATTGGCAAAACATTTACAGCTGCAAACGCAACCTATGATGTAGACTCAGGGGAATCAGTAATTACTCTTGGAAATCACAAATTAAAAGTCGGTGATTATATCTTATTAGAAAAAGAGTCACTAACATTTAGCTGTGGTTCACCTGCTGAAAATATTTCACACCCAAGAGTTACAGATCCAGCATTTGAAAAACCACTTAAAATTACAGCAGTCACAACAAACACTGTAACTGTTCAAGTTGGTTACGCAAAAGGCTATCAAGGAGCTCATACATTCGTCAGTGCAACAACAGACGGCATTAAACAAGTTATTGGAAATACAAGCAAGCAATTCAAAGACGGATACACAGCTCGTCGTCATATCGCGATGGAAGCAAAAGATCTTGCAATGATGGTTGCAAATATCGCTTATGATAATAATCCAACTAACTTGCCAGCAAGAGTTGAGCCATTCACTAACTGGATACCAGAAACTCTTATCGATCAGAAAAACTTGATTGATGATAAACTTACTACACTAGTGGAGAGCATGATTGAATTTATCTCAACAGAGTATAAAGGAATTAGCTATCCTAAAGAAAAATGCCGCAGGGATGTTGGAATTATTGTTGATGCTCTATCACACGACATTAACTACTCAACAAACTATGCTATGAGACTTGTTGCTAATATGTACTTTGATAACGCTGTAAGTGTATTACCGTTCGATCAAAGAAAACAGACAGCCGACTTCTACGCAGAAATGGCAAATCTAGTAAGTGACGTTGCACAAGAGTTGGCTATTGGCCAAGATACATCTAACCCAGCTGCTACAGTAACTCAAGGTAACGATTTAGCAGATCTTGTCAGAATGGTAGAGGAAGCAATTAGAAGAAATTCACTTGACGCTCTTCCAGAGATTGTTGAGCCAGATACATCATGGGTCTCAGCAGATAAGATTGCTGCAGGAAGATTAATTGATAATAATCTTGACGAATTAGCAGATGATGTTACTCAATATATCTCTGATAATTTCTCAATTATAGATTACAGCAAAGCAAAATGCCGCAGAGACTCAGGTTACTTAATTGATGCTATGAGTTGGGATCTTAACTATGGCGGCAACTTAGCATCTCGCTGGAACGCAGACTTCTACTATTGGAATGGAACACTAAGAATTCCAGAAAATACAAGAGTTGCAACTGCGCAGTCTTATAGACAGCTTGGTAAAATTGTAAGTGAAGTTGTAACAGGATCTTATCCTGGCCAAAAACTTCGCCCAGAAATGGGATCTGAAGCAGAGGCAAAACAAGCTTATGAAAATGGCTTAATCTTCTATAACGCACTATTCTATAACACACCAAAATCTCTAGGCCCAACTATCGAGCCAGACTTTACATGGAATGATAATGTTACTAAACAGTTCAGATTTGCTAAAGATATTTTGGCAAATAACAAAGTTAAATTACAACGTGAAGTTCAAAGATTTATTACACAAACTTATAAATTTATTGACTTACCAAAAACATATCGTGACGGCGGAAACTTACTTAAAATTATCGCAAACGACTTTAGATATATCGATGCCTCTCAAACTCCACAAGAGGAAGGAACAGATAAATCTACAAGATCCTTCGCGGCCGCATTATTTAACATCGACTCACAACACGTATTCCCAGTCTTTAATCCTCCGGCAACCTTCAGCGATTGGAGAAAATTGAGATTTAAAGGAACAGCTGCTACAGTTTCAGACTTAGCAAACCTTGAAAATCCAAAAAGATGGTATGCACAAATTGTACCGACAGATAATAACGGAAACCGCTACGCTGGTAGAATTTACTACTATAATGGATCAACTTGGTTAGACAGTGGAGTAGATAACAATACAGATCTTCTCGATGCATTTACTGGCGCTTGGACACAGATGAAATCCTATATAAATACAAATATCGCACCAGATGTAGATCATATTAATATGGTTAACGAGTTAATCGATAATGTATTAATTGAAACAATATTGAGACCTGAGTTCCTAGCATTTGGATCTTTGGTTGAATCTATCGCCCACCAGTTCAATGGTGCTTCAGCTGGGGTTAACAGAAACGCATTGCCGCTTAACTTTAGAAATATCGGTTCTGCAATTTCTGCTACAGCTTCGGTTCTGTCGGAAGACGGCGGTAGAATTAGATGGTCAGGATCTGACGAATTAAACAACCAGTTCTTTGCACGAGGACTAAAAATTAATGGTAGAACCGGTAGAATTGAAGGAAGACCGTTTACCTCATCAGTTAGAAAATTAGCTAGAAGAGCTTCAAACAGTAGGGCAGTACTATAATGGCATTTGCAAACAACGATTTCGACACAATAGAAACGTCCCAGGCACCCGACGCTAAACCGGTAGCCGTCAACCTTTCGGTATCAACGAATTGGCAAATTCTTATTGAAGTTCCAAAATATGAAGTTCCGGAGCTAATCTTTGGTGGTTCTACAACCGTGGAACCTGGAGTTGGCGAAGTTATTTCTCCACTCATCGTTTGTAACTATAGTGCTAATACAGTTAAAATTGATATTAGAACACATAGATACGCAGAAAACGATGAGTACTGGGTAGTAAGAAATATGCCAATCCCATCTTACGATACTTTTGCTTTACCATTAAATGGCCAATTCTTTTCATCAGGCGATACTTTAGAAATTAAAGCAGATCAGAACTTGTGTGCAGACGCAACATTATCATTTACATTAGGCCAATCCGAGGAAGACGATGTCGAGTAGATTTTCAAGTTTTAGAGGGCGTACTGTTACCTTTGGAATAGGTATTCCGCAGAACGTTAATAACCTAGACCCAGTTGCATTTGAAGGTGCTATCGTCTATACTGATGATGGTAAAATCAAATATTCTGATGGTACAGCCTGGCAAGAACTTGACGGAGGTGCTGCCAATAATACCGTCCAAGGCGTTCAAGGTATACAAGGGATCCAAGGTTTACAGGGCGATTATGGCCCTGGTTTTACAATTATTGGTTCCTCTTCTGTAGCAGCTAATAATGCATATTTAGATACAAACTTCCCAACGGCAGTTACGGGTGATACTGTTATTGACCAATCTGATGATACTCTTTGGGTATTTGATGGAACTGATTGGATTAATATTGGTTCTTTCCGTGGTGTACAAGGTTTCCAAGGTGTTCAAGGTGACCAGGGTGTACAAGGTACCATCGGTGAAGAGGGTATCCAAGGTTCTCGTGGTTATCGTGGTATTCAAGGTCTTCAAGGTTTCCAAGGTGCACAAGGTATTCAAGGCCCGATTGGTATACAAGGTGTTCAAGGCTTACAAGGACCTCAAGGTATTCAAGGCGACCAAGGTACTCAAGGAGTCCAAGGTATCCAAGGTATCCAAGGCCTACAAGGCATAACTGGTAATACTGGTATTCAAGGTGCAACGGGTATTCAAGGTCTACAAGGTTTTCACGGAGATGATTCCGGAAACATTTTAGAATTTACTTTAAATGACGGAATTACATGGGCTGATCCTGGGGCTGGCGGTATTAGATTTAACGCGGCAGCTGCAAATACAGATACATTTAATTCTGTCACACGTATTTTCTGGGACGATGTCGATGCTTATGGTGTAGATGTAACAGGCTTATATGACGCAGTCACTGCAGCATCTTCAACAAATAAAGCATATGTTAAAATCACAAAAAGAGGCGCGCCCGGAAAATACGTAATTTTCTCAGTCCAAGATATGGTGGACTCTGGCGGTGCCAATACTTATTATGAATCTCAAGTTACTTATGTTTCTGGCACAGCAATAAAATATGACTTTGTTGAAGCCAACTCAAGCGTAACTATTAACCACGAATTAATGGTAGATATGGATATCAGCGGTGACCGCGGCTTCCAAGGAGTACAAGGTATCACCGGTATCCAGGGCCAAAGAGGTATCCAAGGTAATACAGGTATCCAGGGTATTCAAGGTATTTCTAATCAAGGTGTTCAAGGTATTCAAGGCCAACGCGGCATTCAAGGTAATACTGGTATCCAAGGTGTACAAGGTATTCAGGGCCCACAAGCTGCTCAAGGTATCCAAGGTATAACTGGCTTCCAAGGTACACAGGGTTTCCAAGGATTACAAGGAGACCAAGGTACGCAGGGTATTCAAGGTGACCAAGGTACTCAAGGTATTCAAGGCGACCAAGGTACTCAAGGAGTACAAGGTATCACCGGTATCCAAGGTGGAACTGGTCTACAAGGTAATACTGGCGCTCAAGGTGTTCAGGGTATACAAGGACAGCGTGGTCTTCAAGGTAACACAGGCTTACAAGGTATACAAGGTCCGCAATCTGTGCAAGGTATTCAAGGTTTCACCGGTATTCAAGGTGCCCAAGGACTGCAGGGTGAAAAGGGTATTTACGGTGGCTTAAGTTTCGAGTGGAACTTTACGGCTAATACTGCTGGAGCACCTGGAACAAGCAAATTCCATTTTGATAACGCTAATCCAGCATTAGCAACTACTATCTTTATTGACGATATTCCAGATGACCAATACACTTCAGAGGTTGATGAGTTATTTGATTATTTAGCAGCTATTCCTACAAGTAATGGTTCTGAAAAAGGCCATATTAAAATTCAGTTGGCTGAAAGTTCAAACGGACCAGGCGGCCATCATTGGGTAATTTATTCGTTTGAGGATTTTCAGTGGGATTCTGGCTCTAAAAACTGGGGTTATTTTGATGTAACATATATCGATGGTAATGTTACTAACTGGCAAACAGAGGCTGCAGGCCCGCATGGCAATAAAACTGTAATTACATTTATTCCTACCGGTCCTCGTGGTATTCAGGGTCAACGTGGTATCCAAGGTAATACGGGTATTCAAGGTTTACAAGGTATAGCTAACCAAGGTGTACAAGGTATTACAGGTCTTCAAGGTTTCACCGGTATTCAAGGTAACACGGGCCCACAGGGTGTTCAAGGTTGGCAGGGTACTACAGGTATTCAAGGTAGCACGGGCTTACAAGGTAATACTGGTGCCCAAGGTGTACAAGGTATTACTGGATCCGCCGGTGCACAGGGTACACAAGGTATCCAAGGTGTGCAAGGTCAGAAAGGTGGCTTTGGCGGTGCAACATTTGATTACACATTCGATAATACAACATCAGCTGGCGACCCAGGCGTTGGTAAACTTAGATTAAACAACTCATCTGTTTCATCTGCTACTTTAATGTTTATTGATGATCGCGATGATAACTTTAACGATATTCAATCATATCTAAGAACGATCGATGACTCAACATCCGATATTAAAGGCCACTTTAAAATTATTGATGCGGCAGACGTTCAAAACTTTGCAATCTTTACTGTTGATGGATTAACAGAAGCATCAGGTTACTTTGCGGTTGATTGTACTCATGTTAACTCGTCAGTTTCTGCTTTTGCTAACAACCTAGATATTCGTATTACATTTGCTAGAACTGGTGACCAAGGTGATACTGGTCCACAGGGTGCTCAAGGTACTACTGGTTTCCAGGGTGCAGATGGTTTACAAGGTGCTGACGGATCTGGTGCTCAAGGTGTTCAGGGTATACAAGGTATTACCGGCTCTCAAGGTGCAAGTGGTACTAATGGTACAAACGGTGTTCAAGGTTCTCAAGGTACCCAAGGGCACCAAGGTATCCAAGGTATTACTGGAGATACTGGATCTGACGGTGCACAAGGTACGCAAGGTGTCCAAGGTATTACTGGTTCGGCCGCATCGCAAGGTATTCAAGGACCTCAAGGTACAGACGGTGTCGGCGGGGTTGGTGTTCAAGGTCTTCAGGGTGTCCAAGGTTTAACGGGTAATACTGGTGTACAAGGTATACAAGGTATTGACGGCGGCGGCATTGCCGGTGCACAAGGTACACAGGGTTTGCAAGGTCTTATTGGTAATGACGGGCCTCAAGGTACTATCGGTATACAAGGTGTACAAGGTATTACAGGTTCTTCATCAGCTCAAGGTCCACAGGGTCCTCAAGGTGAAAGAGGCTTCCAAGGTTCCACTGGAACTGGTTCGCAAGGTACACAAGGTTTACAAGGTATTGAAGGTGGCGTAGGAGCTGGTGTTCAAGGTCCCCAAGGTACAACTGGTGCGCAAGGCCCAGGCGGTAATGACGGCGATCCTGGTACAGACGGTCTTCAAGGTCCCCAAGGTACACAAGGTATTCAGGGTATTAATGGTGGCACAGGAACAGCTGCTCAGGGTGTTCAGGGTATTCAGGGTATTATTGGTACCCAAGGTGCTATTGGTACTGCAGGAGTTGGATCTCAAGGTACTCAGGGTACTAAAGGTGACCAAGGTGTTCAAGGTTTCTCTGGAAATGCAACTCCTGGTGCCCAAGGTCTACAAGGTATTCAAGGGGATCAAGGTACACAAGGTTTCCAAGGTTCTAATGGTACAAGTGTAGGCGGTTTCCAAGGTGTCCAAGGTGTTCAAGGTGATGATGGCGCTACAGGTCCACAGGGTACTACGGGTTCTCAAGGTGCTGACGGTGTCGGAACATCTATTGACATTTCTGACATTTATGCTAGTTCCCTACAAACAACGAATATGTTCATTCCGTTTGTCAGTGGTGGTACAGGAACTAAAACGGTTTATACAACGGCTTCACCCAACCCAGGCGGAGAAAGTAATTTCTATTACAACCCAGATGCAGATACATTATATCTTGAAAACTTATCACTTGGCGGTGACCTAACAGTAACTGGTTTGATTAACAGCACAACGGGTGACTTCCTACAAGCAGACGCGGCAGATGTTAAAACTGTTGGTGACTTAACGTTTGATGATGATGTTGCTATTAATTTCGGTACTGGTTCTGATGTTTCTATTAAATATGAAAATGCAAATAGTAATATGCATTTAAATGCAGCAGCAGGAATGAACTACTTCTATTGGAAAGCAAACGGTACTAACACATTCACATTTAGATTTGATACTGGTGACTTAACAATTACTGGCGATCTTGATGCAGCATCAGATGAAAGACTTAAAACCAATATTGAAACAATTGACAGTGCATTAAATAAAGTTTTATCGATGCGCGGAGTATATTTCGAGAAAAAAGATAATCTAGGTTCGAGAAAAGTTGGTGTTATTGCTCAAGAAGTTGAGTCTGTTGTTCCTGAGTTAGTTAAAACAGACGAAGACGGAATGAAATCAGTTTCATATGCAAACATTAGCGGTTTATTAATTGAAGCAATTAAAGAACTTAAGGAAGAAATTGACGAAATCAAAGGATCTTAATTGATTAGTTAAATTTAATAACGATCAGGGAGCTGCGGCTCCCTTTTCTATTTCTTTACCATCTTTTTTATAAATAAACTAAATATCACAAAAGAGAATGAGAAATGTCTTCAAGAGCAAATATTTACATAGACCAAGGTACTTCTTTCCAGTTAACACTAGAGTTATTTGACGCGGATGATGACGAATTGAACGTGGAATATATGACGTTCTATAGCGGCATTAGAAAATTCTATTCTGAAACAAATTTAGCTTCTTTTAATCACACCCAAGCAAATAACGATCTTATCTTGGAATTAACTGCAAACACAACTGCCACGTTTACTCCTGGCAAATATGAATATGATGTATTGATGAAGAAACAAAGTGGGGAGATCTCAAAAGTAGTTGAAGGATTGGCGTTCGTCGTCTCAACTATCTCGGAGGCATCATGAGCATTAAGGTAAAAGTCGGCGGATCTAGATCTATCCGCGCGGTACCAAAGCAAGGTACCAACAGATCATTAGTTGCATTAGGCGAAAAGAAACCTTTAATTACTCCAGATTCAGTTGTTCTGGGAATTGATACTCTTGGCGCATATGTAGCAACGGCAAATGCTGGAGCTGGAATTGTAATTACTCCAGATACTCATACCGAAACAGCAAAAATTTTAATTCGTCACGCTAATACTTCTAATGAATTACCAAGCACAAATAACAATAGCTTAGAATATATTAGAAATATTAATATTGATAACTTCGGTCATATTGTCGGATTTTCAAATCAAAGCTACAATACTGATTATTTTACTTCTGCAAATTCTATTGTTAATATTATAGACGCGGAAGCAGACGGTGCTACAAAAGGTATAGCAACGTTTAATTCAACTAATTTTAATTCACTAAATGGCGTCATTTCTTCGGCAGATATGACGTTTGGTAATACAGCTTTAACATTAGGTGAATCAACTAACGCCATTGAAGGACTTACATCTTTAGGCGTTGGAGAGTTAACTTTTGTACAAGGTAGAATTATTGGTACGGATGACATTCTAATTTCTCCAACTACGGGTGGTGTTGTAGATGTTGACGGACACAGAGTTGTAAATATTTCTAATCCGATAGACAATCAAGACGCTGTTACATTGTCTTGGCTTGACCAAGAATTAGATGCATTAACAATTAGTTTGAGAGTTATTGCTGATCCAACAGATCCTACAGATGCTACTAACAAAAGATATGTTGATAACGTATTACAAGGTTTAAGAGTTAGACCTTCTATGCTTGCAGCTACAACTGCTGATTTAGGCGGAACCTATGCTGCAGGTAATACAACAATTAATTCAACCATTACTTTACCAGCCGCATTAACTATTACGATTGACGATGTAACAAACTGGGATATTGGATCTCGTCTATTAGTTAAAGATCAAACGAACCCAGAAGAAAATGGCGCTTATGAAGTTACTCAGCTCGGAGATGCCTCAACAGACTGGATTTTCACAAGAACCGATTTTAGTAACGAAAGTAGTGAGATCCCAGGATCGTTCCACTTTATTACTGATGGTACAACATATCGTGGTACTGGTTGGGTTGCTATAGTTGACGATGCTGAAACATTCCAAATTACTGTCGATGATATTAATTATACCCAGTTCCAAGGTGAGGGTACATTTACCGCTGGCGTAGGTTTAACACTTAATGGAACACAGTTTAATGTAAATGAATCTCAAATTCTTGAGACCATTAATACTGCTAACAATAATTTAAATATTATTGGTACGGGTGCTCTTAAAATTCCAGTTGGAACAACTGCTAACAGACCAATCTCTGTTCAAGGTCAGATTAGATACAATACAACAGACGGACAGTTTGAAGGCTATGATGGAACCGCGTGGTCTGGATTAGGCGGTGTTATTGATGTCGATCAAGATACAAAAATTACGGCTGAAAATTCACCAGGTTCTGATAATGACCAGTTAAGATTCTATACTGCGGGGACAGAAAGACTAACTGTCGATGCTCAATCAATCGTAGCTAATGTTGATTTAATTATTGATACAACCGGAGCCCTAACAATACCAAATGGCTCAACTGGAGATCGTCCTACTGCAGAGCAAGGGATGATTCGTTTTAATACATCTGATGGGCAATTTGAAGGTTATGACGGTACTGCTTGGGCAGGCCTTGGTGGTGTTATTGACGTAGACCAAGACACAAAAATAACTGCAGAAAACAGTCCTGGATCTGATAACGACCAATTAAAATTCTTTACAGGTGGCACTTTAGCTGCTATGATAAGCGCAGCAAATACCGCTTACTTCTATGATGATGTTAATGTAACTGGAGATTTAACAGCTAACAACGCAGCATTCTCTGGAAATGTTACAATTGGTGGTAATATTACAATTGGTGACCAAACAACAGATTCTATTACTGTTGTTGCAGACTTTGACTCAAACCTAGTTGCTAATAGCCATAACTCTTTTGACTTAGGTAAATCAGGAGTTGATTGGAGAACACTTTACGTCCAAAACATTCAAGGTCAAGGCGAAGTAGTTACGTTCAATATGAACGGTGCAATTACAATTCCAGTTGGGACTACAGCACAAAGACCAAGTGGAAATACTGCTGCCGAAGGAATGATTCGTTATAATACAACAGACTCAAGATTTGAGTCTTATGATGGATCATTGTGGGGTGGATTAGCCGGATCGGTTATTGACGTTAATCGTGATACTTATATCATTGCGGAAGAAACTGCAGGCGCAAATAACGACGAACTTTGGTTCTACACCGCGAACACTGAAGCATTTATAGTTTCAAATACCCAGGTTCTAACTACAAGATCGGGTGATTTAAAACTAGATGCTGCATCGGGTGAGATTGATATTGGTGGATCTTCAGTTAAAAATGGCGGTAACCTTTTAAGAATTAAAGAAACAGTATTTACCGGAGCTGGTAGAGCTATTAATTTATTTAATGAACCTACTATTACTCTCGGTCGCGGTTTAGAAGAAATTAATTATGATGCTGCTAATAACGAAATAGAATTTAGATTAACAGGGTTCCCTTCTACATTACAACCTGGTACATATGGTAATGATGGATATACACCAAGAATTATCGTTGACGATACTGGTCGTATTACATTTGCTACAGACATTCCTGTTGAACTTCAAGCTAACGCGATTCCTGACTTTACAGAAACGTCTCGTGATATTATTGCACTTATGTTCGTTGGCGGGAACCATTCAGGTATTACGGTTACAAACGACGATGCTAATAACGTTATTAATCTTGCTATTGCTGATTACAATTTAGATATTACAGGTGCAGTTACTGGCTCCGTTAATATAACAGGTGTTAATACTTCTATTACGACAATTGCAGATGGATTTGATTACCTTAGAACAGTTACTGCCGGGAACGGCATAGATATTACCCATACACTAGGTGCAAATACTACTGCTACAATTACTCACGGTAATACATCGGACCACCCGTCAATTAATAACTCAGGTGGATTTGTAATTCAAGATCTAACATTAGATGAGTTTGGTCACATTACGACATCCAACTCAATTGATATGGATTTAAGATATTTAGAACTTGCGGGCGGCGGCGATGTTATAGGTAACATCAGTTCTAATTCTTATATGTATGCTCGAAGATTTATTGATTACGATGATAATGTATACTATCTAGATCCGAACGGTACGTCGAGAATTAACTTACTTGAAATTGGCTATAATCAAGCAACATCACAGCTTTCAATGGGTGGTAGCCTAGGTACAGCATACCTTTGGACAAACGGTAGAAACGTTGGCTTCCTAGATAGTGTTTTTGCTTATGCTGCATACGCGGATATCCAAACGGGTGATTGGATCGTTCCAAATGGTGATGTTAAAGCTGAAAGATTTATTGATGCAGACGCTACGACATATTTCTTGCATCCTGGTGGAACCGACTCACTTATTAAACATCTTGAGATTGAGACAAATCTCGATGTTGGAACAGCACTCGACGTTGGAACAGATTTAACTGTTGGGGCATCAGGAGATATTGGAACAACTTTATCAGTTGGAACTTCTATTGATGTTGGCTTCTTAACAATTTCTGGAAGTACTATTGCATCAACCGGTAGTCTAACATTAGCAGCCAGTGGCAATATTGGTGCAAACGGCCAAAAAATTATAGACGTTGCGGATCCTACAGCAGCACAAGATGCAGCCACGAAAGCTTATGTTGATGCTGTAGCTCAAGGACTCAAAATTGTTCCTTCAGCATTAGTCGCTACAACACAAGATTTAGGAGCAACATACAATCACTCTGCTGGAACTCTTACCGCAAATACAGCAGGTGTATTGACTATTGACGGTGTTCAACCAGATGTAGGAGATAGAATACTTGTTAAAGATCAAACAAATGCCGAAGAAAATGGCTCATATGAAGTCACAGATAAAGGTAATTTCTTTAACTCTTTTGTTCTTACTAGAGGAAGCTATTTTAATGAGTCAGCGGAAATTCCTGGTTCATTCCAATTTGTAACAGATGGTACTACAAATAATGGAACTGGTTGGGTTGCTCAGGTAACCGATGCTGAGACTTTTGCTTTAGGTACTGATGACGTTAATTGGTATCAATTCTCTGGTGCAGGTACATATTCAGGCGGAGATGGTTTAACTTTAACAGGTACTGAATTCTCTGTAAATGTTGATGACTCAACTATAGAAATAAATACAGATATTCTTAGAGTCAAGGATGCTGGAGTTACAAATGCTAAACTCGCTAATCCAAACTTTACGATTTCTGGAGAAGCCGGAGCCAATACGAGTATTGCTCTAGGTGAAACATTGATATTTGAAGCAGGCGAAGGTGTAAATACATCAATCTCTGCTGGAAAAGTTACTATCGCAAGTGAATTAGCAACAGATACTAATATTGGTGCTGCTGCATTTAGTAATACTAACTTTGATGTTACTGCAGGAACTGTTACAGTAACTGATATTGATGGTGGATCATTTTAATTTTTATTAGCTATATAGCTATTATAACATAGGGGCATACATATGTCAACCACAATTAAGTTAAAACGTAGTGCGGTTCCCGGCCGTATACCTACTGTATCCCAGTTAGAGCTGGGTGAGGTTGCCATTAATACAAATGATGGTAAACTATATTTTAAGAAATATCACATAGCATCAAATACTGAGTCGATTGTTGATATTTCCGCAGACTTAAATGCAAATTCTATTCTTACTTTACTATCAACAGTTGACGGCGCAAACTCAGGTTTAGATGCTGACCTGCTTGATGGTCAACACGGTTCTTATTATTTAGACTATAATAACTTTTCAAATGTTCCTCCTGCGTCCCTAGATTTAACATTATCTGGAAAAGTTACTGGAACTGGTTTTTCCAACACCGGAACACTGGTTATTTCAACAGAGTTGGCAAACACGGGTGTTACTCCAGGCACATATGGCACATCGTCTCAGATTCCTATTTTTACGGTTGACGAAGATGGTAGAATCACTGCAGCTTCAAATACAGCAGTTGCAGGCGTAGACGATTTCTTCTTTACCGATGCTAACAATACTCTTACAATCCAAACAGGCGACGGATCCAAGTTTAATGCTAAGATTGCTAAGCTTGATAGAATTGAAGAAGATCTTACTATTCAGCTTAATGGCGACGTAACGGGAACAGTTACATCTAACACTGGTGTTATGTCGGTCACAACTGATATTGCAAATACTGGTGTTTCTGCTGGAACATATGGGTCAGCTTCTCAAATTCCAATTGTTACAGTTGGTTTAGATGGTAGAATTACTTCAATGTCTAACACGGCTGTTGCCGGTGTTGATGCTATTGATTGGTATTCTGCAAATAGCACATTTGCTGTTACAACCGGTGATGGATCTGTTTTTAGGCAAAAGATTAATGAGTTTAATGAAGTTAAAATTAATGAAACTACTAGTCACACAGCTTTAAGATTAGGCAATATTGACGGTGCGACTTCAGCAAACTTAGATATTACTTTAGATTCTGGTACAAACAGCTACGCAAGATATACTTTAAACACATCGGGTCCAACTGGGTATCATTATTTTTATGCTCCAAATATTTCTTCTCCGTTGTTTGTTGTTGGTTCTGCTACTAACGGTGCTTCGCAAACTGTTCAAACAAATTCTGACTTTATTGTTAGTACAAATAGACTTATTAAGTTTCAAGGATCCGTTCAAGATAGCATATTCACAAGATTGCAGGTTGACAATCCAACGCAAGAACGATATATTACATTACCAAATGCTACTGGTACCGTCGCGGTTAGTGTAAGCGATACCGCAGGGCAGCAGGGTATTGATTTAACACTAAGTTCTGCCGGTAATATAAGTGGTGTTGCATCTGGTTTAGATGCTAATTCTTCACCAACTTTTGCTGCATTAAACTTAGACGGAAACCTTGTTTTTAATAATGGTAGCTTTACAACAACTATTACGCCAGATACAGCTACTGCAAACAGAATTTTAACTTTACCTGACGCAACAGGCACAGTATTGACAACTGGTAATGCCCAAGATGTTTTAGATACTTTAATAACAGTAGATGGTGCAGGATCTGGATTAGATGCTGATAAATTAGATGGATACGATGCAGCAGGTATTTTAGATCAAGCGGCAAATACTGCTTCAAGTCTTGTTGGTAACGGTTTAGTTACTATCACAGCAAATAACGGTCTTACTGGTACGGGTTCATTTAATCTTAACAGTGCAAATAACTTTACAATATCTGTTGAACATGGAGATACTTCATCAGTTCAAGATGTCAGCGTAACGTTACCAAATATTATAAATGAAATAACATTTGATGGCTTTGGTCATGTCCAATCTGTTTCTAATACAGACATTACAACTTATCTTGACACGCGCTATTATACAGAAACAGAAACAGATACTTTACTTTCTGCAAAGGTTGATAAAACAACACAAGTAATTGCTGGAAACGGACTAACTGGCGGCGGTGCTTTGAGTGGAGATGTTACACTTAACCACCAAGATACTTCAACAGCATCTAGTGTTAATAATGCCGGTGGCACAGTTATTCAAGATTTAAATATTGACACATATGGACACGTTACGTCAATCGGCTCTTATAACTTAGATGGAAGATATTATACAGAAACAGAATTAAATAATGGCCAATTAGATAGTCGCTATTATACAGAAACCGAATTAGATAATGGTGCTTTAGATCCTCGTTATTTCACAAAAGCTCAAGCAAACGCTAACTTCGTAGATGTTACTGGCGATACCATGTCGGGTGATCTAATCGTTAATGCTGACATTTACCAATCATATTCAAGAACAATATCTACAGAAGTAAACGCAAGCACTACATTCCCAACTCCTATTTTGCAATTTCCACATGCAGATTGGGGTAGCGCCGAAGTAATAGTTACCGTTAAAGATGGTTCAAACAGACACGTAACAAAATTGCTAATTACTCACAATGGATCAACCGCGATTGCAACGGAATATGGTGTAATTTATACTAGTTCTGAGCTGGCTACGTTTGATGTCAGTATTTCTGGAAGCAATGTAGGCTTGGTTGCTGTATCAGCTTCGGGTTCTTCTAATTACAAAATCGTAGCAACACTATTAAAATCATAATATAAATAGAACTAAAATAGCACGCCAAACTGGGGAGAGTGAACCGAATGGCTAATGATAAAAAGTTTATAGTCAAGAATGGTCTCTTGACAGAAGAAGATGTAATTATTGGTTCTACAACAGACACCGGTCAACGATTACAAATTACAGGCACATCAAAATTTACTGGTGCAATAGACGCTTCTCAAACAGTTTTAGCAACACCAACCGTAACATTTACTAATTCAGGTGGAACGGGCGGCGCTGTTATTGCTAAATTTGTTGGTGACTCTGATGCTCTCCAAATTTTAAATGTCGGAACTGGCGATTATAAAATTACAAATGCTGGCCAAGATAATGGACTCATTTTTTATGATGATACATCTGGCGTTGAAATACTTTATAACGGTTCGGTAGATTTAGATTTTAATTCAACTGGTATTGACTTTAAGCGTGAGCCAAGTTATAATGGTTATGTATTCTGGAATGCTGGCAACGATGGTTCAGGCTCTGGCCTAGATGCTGACTTAATTGATGGGTTAGACTCAACACAATTCCTTCGTTCAGATGAAGATGATACTATGACTGGCAACTTAACGGTTGACGGACAGATTATTGTAACTGGAGATCTATATGTTTCTGGCACAACAACATATGCTAATACAGTTAATATGTTGGTTTCAGATAATATCTTTACTCTTAATGCAGACTACACATCTGGTACTCCTACAGAAAACTCTGGTTTTGAAATACGTCGCGGATCACAGGCAAACTCATCTTTACTTTGGGATGAGACAAATGATTGGTTTAAACTTATTTCTGCAGGTACTGACTTAGGTCGTATTATTACAACTGCCGATGAAGGCGCGGGTAACGGATTTGACGCGGACTCTGTTGACGGATTACACGCGGGGCAATTCTTAAGAGCAGATGCAGATGATACTGCCAATGGTCATATCACATTTGAAGATGATATTACTATAGGAGACGGCGTTGGCAATGCTAGAATTAGTTTTGCAACAACAGGCCAGGATAGAGATCTTTATGCAAATAATGGTGAAATTGGCTTTTTAAACGCTTCATTAAACTGGGCAGCGTATTCTGATGCATCAGATAATTGGGTTGTAACGTCTAAAGTTTTCGGTACACAGTTTGTGGATGCTGATAATAATAATTATTATATAGATCCAGCATCAACTTCTGTAGTTAATAACATTGAATTGGGTGGAAACCTCAGTGGCGGCGGTGGTAACACCAATGACTATATTAATATTCAAAGTAGCCTGGTACGAACTTATATTGATAATATCTTAAGATGGTCTGTAGGCCTAACTGAAAACATATCAAATGTTATAATTAAAGCTCCTGCATATTACGACTTAAATGATGAAAATTATTTTGTAGATCCCGCAGGAGATTCTGAAGTAAAAACAATTCTACTTGATGATTATGTTAGGCATAGATTTAATGCTAATACTTACATTGGATTTGAAACAAACGACACGTTTAGAGTTTGGACAGATGCAGTACAGCGTTTAAATATAGACAACAATAGCGCTGATTTTTCTGTAGATGTATATGGGCCTCGTTATTACGATTCTGACAATAATAACTATTATGGCGATTTTGCTTCTACGTCACAAATGGCACAAATTGATATTGATGATTATGTGCGCCATCGCGGAAACACAACGACGTATTTTGGTTTCCCAGGAGCAGACATATTTAGAGTTTTTATAAGTGGATCCCAAGTATTCAATCTTGATAGCAACTCTGCTGACTTCACACAGTATGTGTATGCACCTCGTTATTATG